GTCCGGACCATCGAAGTCAACTACGGCGGAGAACCGCTCTTTGAGGACAGCCGGACCGTGGCGGAAACCCTCAAGCAGAACTACGGTTTCGCGGGCCGCAAGTTCATCGAGTCGCTCAAGGATCCGGAAACACTTCAAGCGCTCCGGGACATTCAGAAGCGGTACTACAGCCAGCTCTCCGGCGAGATTCAGGACAAGCAGGTGCTGGCCGCGTCCATCCTTCTGGCTGCCGACAAACTGGCTGATGCCGCCCTGTTCCATGACGGCAAGGCGCTGACGGTCGAAGAGATCAAGCCCTACCTGATCACGCGCGACCAGGCCGATGTCAACGTGCGGGCCTACAACTGGCTGTGCGGCTACATCGCCGGTAATCCACGCCGGTTCGACGCCAACGAGGAAAACCCCGGCGAGGTCTGGGGCGTGATCGAGAGCGGCATCTGCTATTTCAACCGCACTTTCTTCGACCGCGTGATGCACGCAGAAGCCTTCTCACCGTCCAGTTTCCTGACATGGGCCGACCGCAACGGCAAGATCATCCGGGAGTATTACGGTAAAAACAGTGGGAATAACCGGATGACCGTTCGGAAAAAGGTCGGCGGCGCGAAGGTCGCCTGCGTGGCACTCCTCTTGCCGACCGACGATGATAAGGCACCAGTCCCGGTTATGATGACGCCTGTTCAGGATGACGATATGCCCTTCTAATTCTTGACGGTCTCACTCCGGGTACGCTCAAAACAGCAGCGTACACCGGAGTGTACACCCGCAAACCCGCATGGGCGTTGACTTTCAGAGGCCGATGCACGAAATGTACGTTTTGGCGGAAAAAATATAAACCTATACGCGCGAGAAAAAAATCACAACACCCCTACCCGGAATAAGGCAAGCGCGCTCGCGCGCGTAAGATGAATTTACTCGCAGAACGTACATTTCGTACACCAGGCCATCTAAACTCAGTCGTGGTGCGGGTTTCAACGGTGTACACTCGGTGTACGTTGTAAGTAGCGGCGTACACCAGAACACCACAAAACGCCATCAAAACACCATCAACACACCATCAAAACCACCAGAAACGGAGGCGATATCATCAAAACCCTGATCGCAGTCCCCTGCATGCAGACCGTTCCGACAGCGTTCCTGCGCTCGCTGGAGGGCATGCGCCGTCTGCCGGACACCTACACGTCCATCAGCCAATGCACCCTGATCCATGACGCCCGCAACGAGTTCGCCAGCATCGCCATTCAGCACGGCTTCGACCGCATCCTCTGGATCGACAGCGACATGACATTCCCGCCTGACCTGCTGGAAAGACTGAGCAAGCACCTCGACAACGGCAAGTTCATGGCATGCGGTCTCTACTTCAAGCGTGTCCTGCCGACCGGACCGGTGATCTACTGCCGTCAGGAGCGCCAAACCGACCCGGTACTCGGCGAACACATCCGCCCGGTGCCCTACACAGACTACCCGCGCAACCAAACCTTCGAGATCGACGCCTGCGGTTTCGGTGCCGTCATGACGGACGTGGCTCTTGTCCGCGCTGTCTGGGATCGCTACGGTCCGCCCTTCACACCATACCTCAACATCGGCGAGGACCTGTCTTTCTGCTGGCGCGTCCGGGAGATGGGGCAGAAGATCTGGTGCGACTCGTCCATCTCTGCCGGACACATCGGCACCGCCATCTTCGATGAGGGCACCTGGATCGCCCAGCAGCGTGCTGTACCAGACAGGAACGACCATCAGAACGGTGACATTCAGAACGGTAATGACATTCAGAACAGCGGTGCCCATCCGGACGGTGAGGATGACCATCAGAGCAGTGACGGCATTCAGAACGAAACCAACCAGACCAACCACACAGAAGGGACGTGACCAACACGAACTACTATGACGGCTATGTTGACCATATGTGGCGATTCTACGTCCGCAATCAGACCGCCACACTCGACACACTCGGCAACGCTTCACGCGAAAACTGGACGGTCTGCGACAGCATCTACCACAAAAGCAACCCGTTCCGCCAAGAAATCCTATCAGCATACTACGCCCCCTATTTCACCGGCACCGCCCAGGATAACCTGACCGTCTACTGTGAGGAACACAACGTCTCCACCGAGCAGGCCAACAACGCCCTCCGCTCCATCCGTACCATCACCGCTGTCGAGCGCGGCCTGCTTGACCGCCTGCCGCCAGAGCAGCGCAAAGCATTCCGCCATGCTCCGGGTTCAGGCAAGAGGACCGTTGTCACCAGTAGCGGGCTGATCGAAATGACCGGTAAGACTGAGTTGACCGGGCAACATTCAGAACAAGACAACCAACATTCAGAAACTACAATAGCCCATACAGAGGAGTGATTCAGAATGCCAACGAGAAAACCGGAACAGCTTCCGGACGATGTCGTAAATACCGTCGTCAAACGCCACCGTGGTTCCTTTCCAACCGAACTGGACAACATCCACGTTGACCCAGGCGACAATTCCCGCTTCGTCCGCTACGCTATGGCCGCTTGGGACTTGCCGCCTATCGACATCTCCGACCCGCAACAGGTCCGTGACCGTATCATTATGTATTTCCAACACTGCGCCGATAACGACCGCAAACCTCAGCTTACCGGCATGGCTAACTGGCTCGGCGTGTCAAGAGATACACTTAATTCTTGGAAAAGGGGAGAGTATAGGAAAGATACGCACTCCGACATTGTGCAAAAAGCTGTCAGTGCGCTTGAAGAAATGTGGGCTGACTACATGATGAACGGCAAGGTCAATCCGGCAAGCGGGATCTTCATTTCCAAGAACTGGTTTGGATATGCCGACACGCAGAACATTGTCGTCACACCAAACAATCCGCTCGACAACATGAGCCAGGACGATGCCCGCAACAGATACGCTAACGCTCTGCCTGAAATCGCTGACGATGGCAACGAGTAACCAGCAAGCCCGGTAGCCATAAGAAAGCAACCTGTACCCGAC